GGGTATAGTAGGGGTAGCACCACTTTGCTTCCAGCATTAACCAGTGCCCCGGCTCTTCCAATTTTTCACAGTTGACGTAAGCGTGGCAATGTGATAAAATGGTATTGTAAGAAAGGGGTGAAAGTGTATGGACGAAATTGTTCAGCTTATTTCAAATGTGGGCTTTCCTATCGCTTGTTGTCTTATCATGTTTTTCTATGTCAACAAATCTGCGGAATACCACAAGGAAGAGATTAGCAATTTGACGAAGGAGTATAAGGCAGAGATTTCTGAGCTTTCTACTGCCATCAATAACAACACTTCTGTCATGCAGTCTCTTATCAACACGCTCACGATTAAATGACTGAGCAAGAGCTGAGAACGTCAGTTTATAATTTCGCTCAATCGTGCATCGGCCTTAATGAATACGACGGCAGTTATAGAAAAATAATTGACGCCTATAATAGCTACCAAACAGATGTAGGAGGCCCGACCGTCACATACGCATCACCTTGGTGCGCTGTGTTCGTTTCATATGTCGGCATTGCTTTAGGCTTAACGGATATTATTTTTCCGACAGCCTCTTGTCCTTACATGGTAACGCTATATCAGAACGTTAACCGATGGGAAGAAAATGACGCTTATGTCCCACAGATGGGGGACATTATTCAATACGATTGGGACGACTCTGGTTCTGGTGACAATCAGGGGCAGCCAGACCATTGTGGTATTGTCGGAGTAGTTGACACAGCGAGTAACACATTCACTGTGATTGAGGGAAATAACGGCGACTCTGTTAAGCTGACAGAACGCACCGTAGACCAGAAGTCTATTCGTGGCTACTGTCTCCCTGATTACGCAAGTATGGCCTCTGAGGGGTTAGAGTGGGTAGCTTACTACACTAACGAGCTTGGCAAAATGACAGCAGATGCAATGCGAAACAATGCACGCATCATCTGGAATTATTTTGGCGCTTTAGGTTGGTCAGTCAACGCCGTTGCTGGTATGCTAGGCAATATGCAAGTTGAATCAAGTTTGAACCCCGGTCAGACGGAAGCGACGTTTGCTCTCGGAGACCCAAACGCTGGCTACGGCCTCGTACAATGGACGCCACGAACAAAGTTTAGTGACTGGGCGGGGGACGGTTGGGATGACCCGTTGCGTTGCGGCGATTTGGAATTGAGCCGGATTAAGTATGAGTATGACAACAATCTCCAATTCGGCCAAAATCCTTACTTTCCGTCTTATACAAATACGTGGCAAACGTTCATTCATTCCACCGATTCTCCCGCCACTTTAGCGGACATTTGGCTTGTGCAGTATGAGCGCCCCAATCTTTCAGCTTGGGAACAGACCCGGTCGTTGCGCATGACCTACGCCGACAAATGGTATACCTACCTAACAAATCTTCCAGCCCCACAGCCCGTTCCCAAAAAGTCAAAGTCAATGCCATTATGGATGATGATAAATCCATATGCTCGATTCTATTAAGGAGGAATTTTAATGTGCTAACCCGTGAACAGTTTCAGACGATTATCGGCAAGTATGCCACTGCCGACGATGAAGATACGCTCAAAGACGTTTCTGACCTTATGACTACGTTCGATGAAATGTCTAACCCGCAGTTGCAGCAGGAGCGCGACGAATACAAAGAAAAGTATGAGAACGTGGTGAAGGAATACAAAGACCGTTTTCTCACCCCGAATTCTTCGGCAGACCCCAAACTCCCGGAAGATGAACCTGATGAAGATGAATCTCCGGAAAAATATGACGACTTGTTTTCTTGAAAGGAGTAAATGCTTATGCCTGTTAAGCCTAAGATTAGGACGCTTACTACGTCCGCAGCGGACATTCTGAATGTTATCCGCAATAACGCTTCGGTCGATTATCGAAATTATGTCCCCAAAGCTGACGCAAACGATGTTGAATCCGTTCGCACGATTGGCGCGATTATCATGGATTATCCGGCTCTCCAGAATGAATTCCTGAATGCTCTGGTTAACCGCATTGGCCGCGTCATGCTTACGTCGAAGATGTATTCCAACCCCATCGCGTTCTTCAAGAAAGGCGTTCTTGAATACGGCGAGTCTATTGAGGAAATCTTCGTTAATATCGCTAAGGTTCAGGAGTTCAATCCTGAGATTGCCGAGCAGGAAGTTTTCAAGCGCGTTGTGCCCGATGTTCGTGCGGCTTTCCACATCATGAACTATCAGAAGTTCTACAAGGCGACCGTTACGCAGGAGCAGCTTAAACAGGCGTTTCTGTCCTGGGATGGCGTGACCGACCTCATTGCTCGAATCGTCGATTCTATGTACACTGGCGCTAACTACGATGAGTTCCTTGTTATGAAATACCTGCTTGCCCGCCATATTCTTGATGGACGCGTGTACCCCGTCACCGTCCCGACCGTTACTGCTGAAAATGCGAAAGCTATTGTCACCACCGTTAAGGGCGTGTCCAATAAGCTGACGTTCATGAACAGCGATTACAACCCGGCGGCTGTCCGCACCTTCACCGAAAAGGGCGACCAGTACATGATTGTCAACTCTGTGTTCGATGCGACTATGGACGTGAACGTCCTTGCTTCTGCGTTCAATATGGACAAGGCCGAGTTCCTTGGTCATCGAGTTCTGATTGACGGTTTCGGCGACCTTGACATTGCCCGCCTTGGCGAAATCTTTGCGGGCGACCCGACGTATCATGAACCGTCTCAGGATGAGCTTACGGCTCTTAACGCAATCCCGGCAGTGATTGTTGACAAGGATTGGTTCATGGTTTTCGATATGCTGACGCAGTTCACTGAACAGTATAACGGTCAGGGCCTTTACTGGAACTATTTCTACCACGTGTGGAAAACGTTTTCGGTGTCCCCGTTCGCTAACTCTGTTCTGTTCGTTCCGGGCACTCCGTCGGTCACTTCCGTTGCTGTGTCCCCGGAGACTGCATCCGTCCCCAAAGGCGGTAGCGTGTCTCTTTCCGCTGTTGTTGAGACTGAATACTTCGCTCCGCAGACGGTTGTGTGGACGAGCAGCGCAGAGGATGTTAAAGTTTCTGCTGCCGGTGTTGTCACGGTCGATGCAGACGCAAAGTCTGCTACCGCGACGATTACCGCAACTTCCGCTTTCGACGCGACGAAGAAAGCGACGTGTACGGTTACTATTAAGTAACTAAGTTACAGACGAATGGCTACGGCGTTAAAATAGTAGTCGGGTGGGTAGGCGGGAATTTTTTAAAGGCAGGTGGTTTCATGTCGATGATTGTTCCGAATTCAGAGGTATTCATTCTAAAGAATGTCCCTCTTGAACCGTCATTCGACCATACCATTTGGTTTGATAGCGCAGACCAGCAAGCTACGGCATTTACTACATATACGCTTGCGTATTATTTTGATAAAGTTTCATATCAGCGTTATCCTAGGCCATACATTACCTTGGACAAAACTGTCGATGAACTGCTCGGCTGCAATTACCTGATGTTCCGTAATACCGGTTATGGAGAAAAATGGTTTTATGCGTTCATTACGCAGGTTGAATATATCAGTAATACCACTTCGCGCATTTACTATACGATTGACCCCATGCAGACGTATTTGTTCGACGTTAATGTTGAGCAGTGCTTTGTTGAGCGTGAGCATGCCATGACTGACGCGATTGGTGACAACCTCATCCCCGAATCTTTTGAACTTGGCGAATATGTGTATGATGCTGATTATTTTCCGAATCTTTTCTTAAAAACTAATTATGTAATTTGTATTCTAGCTACATGGAAAGCCGTTTATGAAGATAACAAGTGGGTCATTAAAGATGCTTCTACCGGCGGCGTCGGCGGCGTGGATAGTGGCATTTATACCGGCCTGACAAAGAATCTTTGCGAATATGACCCAGCCAACCCTAAAGCTTGTACTGAAAAAGCGAACGCTATTATTGAGGCCGCTACGAAAGCAAATAAAGCGGACGGCATTGTTAGTATTACGATGTACCCGAAGTTTTTCATGAATTGGTCGATTACCGGCGATTTGGCTACCGGCCTTGTCCCGCATACTGTTGATTCTATTCCAGCTTTCACCGGCACGTTTGACGGCTACAGGCCAAAAAACAATAAACTATATACTGCTCCATTTTGCGGGGTGTATGTCGATAATCTTCAAGGCAATGCGGCGAACTATGCTTATGAATACTTCTCAAATAGGAAGCCAACATTTAACATTGTAGGCGTAGTAAACGGCAATCTTGAATGTGCGTCTATACCCCTTAACTATAAAGGGCTTCCAACAAACTTTCAGGAATCGCTTATTATGGGCGGTTTTCCGCAATGCGCGTGGAATGTTGACACTTTCAAGGCGTGGATTGCGCAAAACAAGTATGCTATTGCTGCTGGAGTTGCTAATACTGCTATTGATACCGTTAAACAAGTTGCAGGTGCAGTTGCTGGCGCGGGTTTGGCTAGTGCCGCCACTGGCGCAGCGGCTCAGGCCGGCAATGTTTCACAATTTGCTGGGGGTTATGCCAATCAGATGGCGGCTCAGCAGAATTTGACAGAAGTAAATGCAGCTACTTCTGGCGATGTTCTAAGCAAAACAATCAACTTGGTTGCTCAGGTTAAGACAGCATCCACTCAGCCAAATCACGCGCGTGGCCAGCAGTCGTCTAGCGTTTTTTGCGCTATGGGTTATCAAGGCTTTCATTATATGCCATATCGCATTCAAGGCCAGTTTGCCCGAATCATCGACGATTTCTTTTCCATGTACGGTTACAAGACGAACCGCCTGAAAGTCCCCAATCGCAATGGTAGAAAAGCATGGAACTACGTCAAGACTTGTGGATGCACCCTCACTGGCAGCGCTCCCGCCGACGTGACCGCAGCCCTTGTTCAGATTTACGACCGGGGCATTACATTCTGGCGCTGCATTGACCTGTCTGCCGGAAACCCGTTTACGCGCGTAGGCAACTACTCGCTCGATAACTCACTGTAAGTAGGTGATATAAATTTGAGTAAACCATACCGAAACCCTAAAGGCTCTCACTCGCGGCAGTTTTGGGAAACGGCATACGACAACACGACACGGTATCAGTTTTACTTCAACAAGCTAACGGAAATCGCAACATCGCTGTTCACGTGGGAAAATCTCCCACCGAGCGTTGACCCGCGCTTCTTGGAGTTGTGCCTGTTCTCGACCGGCTGTGCCGTGTTCTTTAAGGATGATGTGCTTTCAGAAGCGGCGCGTCTTGAGGGCAAAGAAGATTACGACAAGCAAGGCTACCTTGCGCTGCGTGTAATGGCGAACGGCCCGTTTGACGTGTACAACACGCCAATCAACCGCGTGGCATATGCTTCTAGCGTCGGTAGGAATCAGTGGAAGCTGGACAACACTAACTCTGTTCTCATCTGGAATAACCGACTGAGGCTTCCGTCCGCATATGAAGCATGGGTTTATGCCCACCGTCTCGAAAACATTGACCGCGATGTTGACGTTAACGCAGCGGCGCAGAAAACTCCGGTCATTGTTACGTGCCCCGAATCTCAGCGCTTGACGTTTAAGAATCTTATGATGCAGTATGACGGAAATGTCCCCATTATTTTTGGCGACAAAGACCTGAATCTGAATAACATTCAGGTGCTTAATCCCGGCGTCCCATATACGGCGGCAGAACTGCAAGACCTTAAACGTGAAATCTGGAATGAAGCGCTCTCAATGCAGGGCGTACCGAACCTTACCATTTCTAAACGCGAGCGTCTTGTCACTGATGAAATCCAACAGGCAACTGCTGGCACGTCAGCTTGCCGAATGTCAAAGCTAGAAGCCCGTCAGCAAGCCGCCGAGCAAATCAATAAAATGTTCGGGCTTAACATTAAAGTTTCCGTTAATTCTCTTTATACGTCTGGTATTTCCGACGATGATGGAAACACCGTTAACGATTGGCTCGACCCGAATTCTGATAGTGGCGGGGGTGAACCGAAAGAATGAGCTTATACACAACGCAAGTAAGATTCATTTGTGAATCGTTGGTAGATGATGTTACCAAACCGATTGACGAAATTATCGGCATTGCCGCTCCTAAAATGTTCCCCATTGGCAGCACGGGTAGAGAAGATTCACCGTTTAAGCGCTGCGTCATTCCGTGGGAATTTGTTGATGGGCCTACCACCTATTATATTTGTAAGCGTATCCTTGCCCACTATTATACCCGTGAAATCGGCTGGGAAACGGCGGCACTTTGGGTGTTCCACATGAATGAGCAGCTCGCCGAAATTGCGCCGTATTATACACAGCTTGTTAAGTCTACGTTCAACAGTATTCGTGATTTTACGGCTGAGGACATTGAAGCGTTGTATGGTGACACCGATCTTGTACGTACATTCACAGGTGACTATAACAACAAGGCTCTTGGCGGCAGCACAAATAACAACACTATCACTGCCGACAACTATAATCTCGACAGCGACACACCGCAGAACGGCCTTGTGTCCGTGAAACCCGCCGAAGATTCCGCTGGCATGGCGTACCTGTCCTATGCTCGCCGCGCGTTGGTTGACCAGAAGAACGACAACACAGAATCGCATAATGAAACGTCTGACAGAAAAGCCAACACCACGGAGACAATCAAAGGTAAATCTGGCGGCAAGGCTAGAATTGAACTTATGAAAGATGTTGCTAATACGCTTGTTAATATTGAGCGCAAAATGATTGGCGAACTTTCAACCGAATTTATGAACGTATGGTAAAGGAGTGAAGTTATGGACACAGTTAATATGTTGAATACCATGAGATTTTACTGCCAGCCCATTCTCCCGCTTGTGTATGACGAAAGCATGAGTTACTACGAAACCCTTTGTAAGGTAGTTGGTCAGCTTAACACCACTGGCGACGCAGTTAATAAACTTAACGAGGGTTTGACGAACGAAATCGCTGATAGACAGGCAGCAGACGCTGCGCTTGATGAGCGCCTGAAAAAGATTGAAAGCACAAACGCAAAAATTCATTTCATGGCTTTTGCCGGTACGCCTCCGCATAAGGCTAAGCCTGTTCTAGCCATGCCGAAAAGAGACGAATTGCGTCAGTGGGTAACAGATAGGGACATGATTGTTACCCTATTGGAAACCACCGATGAAGGTAGTAATATAGTATATGCTGCGTCATGCGGCTATAATGCCCCAAATTGGGAAAATGCATCATTTGATGGCTTTAATATTATCGTCCCTATCAGTACAGCTTACGACAGCGAAGGAGACTACGCCGTTCGTCAGAAAATTGCAAAAATCACGATTCCGCCCGCTTCTGCGGCTTCTCTTGATGAGGAATGGGGTTTGCAGATTATCGAGATTAACACCCCGTATACCTCTGCCGAGGGTATTGTTAATTTTACTGCCACAGCGGACGGTGAAACTGTAACAGCTAATATCACCCCAGCAGACTTTATCAGGATGTTCGATGCAGCTAGCGTTACAAGCAAACTTTGTGTCGGCGTAAACGCTAGACTGAATTACAATGCGCTTGAACTTGGCTCTAGCGTGGCGACTGTTTATGACAATTCCACGGCTAAACGTGAGGTTAGAATTACCTTTATGCCCGACCCTCACGCGGGACGGCGCGACTATGTTCCTAGCGAAATCTTTGATATAGTAAATATTGTCGGTGACAAGGATGCAAATACGTGGAAGATTGAAACATTCGGCACTGAACTGTTTGATTTTCAGAGATATGAAGGTTTCCGGTTTATTAGAAAGGCCGGAGACATTATTGAAGCGGCCGAAGATTGCGACCCCGCAAGTGTAGCGCGGTATTATAATAACTTCCATGGTTTCCATGGTAAGGACTATCAGAACTTGCCTGTTCGCTTGATTGATACAGTCGATAATGCAGATTACTGGAACGGAACATTTGATATGTACGGCGATAATCACATGACGTTTACTTTCGTCACGTCCAATTACGATACGGCTTCCGATAAAATGCTTGTTCGCATTATCGAGCTTTCTGCTCATGTTAATGACGCGGCATGGAAGTATGGGGTGAAGGAATTTGACCCCATTACTGTAACTTCTACCAAAGTTACATCCTTGGGCTACGATGCGTCAGAAGGCGTGACAAAATGGACGGTTATTTTTGACGAAAGTTTTGATTCCATTCTTGCGAACCTTGCGGCGAACAAGCCGATGAAATTCAATATTACTTTGCCCGACAACACTACCGGCTTGTCTGTTTCGTTTAATACTGGCTATGTGTCAGCAGGTAATGACAGTGTCTATATTTTTACAGGTACAGTTGGTAATTCTCCTGTCACGCTGAGTATTACTAAGCTTGGCTCTGCCACTGTGTATTTGTATGAGTCCTATCTCCCAAGCCCGAACCCGGACGACTCCGACAGTGGAAAGATTTTGTCCGTTAATGGCCACAAGTGGGAAATGCAAAAGCCCTCGACCGTTTCTCTCGAGGATGGTGCTGTGACCACACAGAAACTTGCGGACAGGGCTGTCACTGATGCCAAACTCGCAGACGGCGCAGTTACTACGTCAAAAATTGGTAATGCGGCCGTGACTGACGATGAACTCGCGGATAGTGCTGTGACTACGTCAAAAATTGATAATGCGGCCGTGACTGACGATAAACTCGCGGATAGTGCTGTGACTACGTCAAAAATTGATAATGCGGCCGTGACTGACGATAAACTCGCAGACGGCGCTGTGTACGGTTCAAAGATTAAGGTTGGCGGCATGAGGAGCGACGCGTCAGAACGGTGGTCGCCTACGGTAATTGTTTCAAAATCCGGAAAGGTTACAATTACAGACAAATACTTATACTATTTTCCGGGGCTTGATGCTGTTTATTTTAGCTTGACGCTGAGCGGCTTTGAGGACGCTGACATTGCAGGTATTATAGGCATCGAAATGAACGTTTCTACCCCGATTAACGGAATCTCACTTCTACCCAAAATTGCGGTTGGGTTTCCTGCGCAATTCTTTGTTCAGTCCACGAGCGGCCTTTCTCCCAACTCTATGGTTTCCCCCGCCTATCTTAACGAAAATGGTTTGCTTGGCATAGTCCTGACCGAAGACGCGCCGGGAGCTCTAACGTCCTATGCCACGATTAGCGGGTGGTATCTTGCTAATAATCATACAGACACCCCCCTTCCGTCTTACGCAAACGGAAATGAGGTGGCTTATTGATGGCGAATAAGTTGTACGAAGAATCATCCGTACAAGCCATTGCAAATGCTATCCGGGCTAAAAACGGAACTACAACGAAATACAAAATTGGAGAAATGGGGGGCGCTGTGATGGGCATTACTGGCGCGGAGGATGTTGAGTGGCATCAATGCCCAGAGGCAGTACGTAATTATCTGGCGAATGTTACGTACAACCCCGATGATTATAGCACATCTGAAATTGCGACTTATGCCCCGGCAACAGCAGTTGTAAGTAATTACAAGCCGATTGGAAAGACTGTTGGCAGCATTACATACTTCAATGAAGTGCCTAATGTGCTTACGCCATTTGCTGGTGGCGGTGCGGCTGGAACTCTAAAGCCACTTGACTTTTTGCGCTGGATTCGCACACGGGACAACTCCGCTGAGGCGTGGAATGCCCGCGACCTTGGCGGCTGGGCTTGCGATGGTGGCACGGACATTTCTGCGACGGCGGTGTCTGGCAGTACCGTGAACATTGACAATGTGACTGGTGATATCACAATTACTTGCGCGGCAGTCATCACAAATATCATTGATACCATTGGAATCTCTGGTGATACGCGACTGAGCGCGGACAGCGGAACGAATAAGCCCCAGTCTGGCTGGGCGACAATCGGTGCAAATATGGACGCATCAAGTATGATTCACTTGAACCCGGGGGATGTTCTCCGCATCAAGGGCATGAATCTCCCCGCGTCCAGTGATTCTAACAGTATAGCTGTGGCGTATAATGAAACGGCTACATTTATTAGTGCTGGTTATATTTATAATGGTTACGTTTGGAATCAGCTTAGTTTTGCCAGCAGCGGAGACACCGTAACTATAACGTCGCCCGTTGAGCATTTCATCCGAGTAAGTCTAGCCTGCGCTGACACGTCGGCTGTAATTGCCACTATCAACGAGCCAATCCCTTAATAAGAAAGGATGTAAGTTACAAATGACTACGGCAAATCTTCGTGACTTGCTTGTTGCAACTGCCCGTGCCTACATGGGCGCGAACACTTACAACGGGCAGAAGCAGGAAATTATTGATATCTACAACAAAAATCAGCCTAGACCCAGAGGCTACAAAGTGCAGTACAGCGACGCATGGTGTGCTACATTCGTCAGCGCTATGGGGTACATTGCGGGATTTTCCCGCATTGTATTCCCGGAGTGCTCTTGTCCTGAAATGATTACCAAATATATGTTTGCCAACTGCTGGGAAGAGCGAGACGATTATGTGCCGAAGCCGGGGGACATTATCTTCTACGACTGGGATGATAGTGGCCACGGCGACTGTACTGGTGTGCCCGACCATGTTGGTATTGTTGAAAGCTGCAATGGCTACAATATCACAGTTATCGAGGGAAACAAGGGCGACGCGGTTGGCAGACGGAATTTGATTGTCAACTCCCGCTACGTGCGCGGGTACGGCGTGCCGAATTATTCGCTGCTTGCTGATGAGAAAGACGAACCTGAAAGTGAGGAAGATGAAATGGTTTATCACAATCTGAATGAAGTTCCCGATTGGGGGAAAGATACTATCAAGGCTCTCTGCGATTGCGGTGCTCTTGGTGGTGTCGGTAATGGCGACCTTAACCTGAATGAAACTCTGCTTAGAGCGCTTGTTGTAATGAAGCGCTATATGGATAGGAAGTAAGCCAAAATGGAAAGTAAGTATTATGATGGCACAAAGCTGCTAAGTCTGCTAGACATTGACGGGAACAAACCCGAAATCTATATCTGCACAAGCAACAGAAGTGCGGGCAAAACCACATGGTTTAATCGCTATGTTGTGCGTAGGTATCTTAGAGGCAAGGGAAAGTTCTGCCTGATTTATCGCTACAAGTATGAATTGCAGGATTGCGCGGACAAGTTCTTCAAGGAAATTGGTGCGCTATTCTTTCCGGGGTATACGCTCACGCAGCAAATGTCTGAAAGCAAAGCCTTTGTCCATTTGATGCTTGCAAAAGACGGCGGTGAAGCTGAGTGTTGCGGTTATGCCGTGGCACTCAACTCCGCCGAACAGGTAAAGAAATATTCGCACTACCTGAACGACACGACTGTTCTGTTGTTCGATGAATTCCAAAGCGAAACAGGGGTGTACTGCCCTAATGAAATGAATAAGTTCATTTCAATTCACAAGTCCATTGCGAGAGGCGGCGGCGAACAGAGTAGATACGTGCCTGTAATTATGATTAGTAACCCGGTTACTGTTCTGAATCCGTATTACTCTGCTATGGGAATCAGCAGCAGACTGAATGATAAGGTGAAGTTCATGCGCGGACATGGTTTCGTGCTGGAACAGGGCTACAATGAAAGCGCCGCAAAGGCACAGGCCGAAAGCGGATTCTCTAAGGCGTTCAGTAATACCGCATACATCGGATTCTCCGATAGCGGTAAATATCTTAGTGATAATCAGGCGTTTGTCGAAGAAATGACCGGCAAGAATGTGTACCTATGCACGATTAAATATCACGGGAATGAGTATGGCGTGAGAGAATACCCGGAAGCAAATAAGTTTGGCAGTATGCTTTACTGTTCGCCCTCTGTTGACCATACACACCCCATGAAAATCACAGTCAACACAGACGACCACGATGTTGACTATATTCTCGGCGGCGGTTATGATAGCCTCATTGCACTGCTGAGACACCAGTTTGAAATGGGCAGATTCAGGTTCAAAAACCTTGAAAGCAAAGAAGCCCTTGTGAAAACAATCTCCTGTTGAGGTATCTGCACCGCGTCCCTGTTGTGCCACGACGAGAGGCTACCGGGTGAAACCGGCTCGGCGTAGGTTATCGGTATTAGCGACCGCGCAGCAGCAAGCAGTGTTTTAGATATAGTTATACCCCCTATCGTATTGGTAGGGGGTGTAATTTTTATTCGTCTGTTTTATTGCCTATTACATCCACAAGGTCAACGAAATTGCTAATGCTAAACCTGTTGGAATACTAATTTTCATATTTTTTAACCCTCCTTAAATTGAAATGTTGTATCTACAAGCACGATACCGCCCGGAATTCTCTTTGGGCGCAGCTTGCCCGGAACGCATAGCCCTACCTTGAAGTCCTCAATAGTTCTTCGCTCAGATAGGAATTCTCGTTCCATATCATTTTCAGGCTCGACACCTTCATCTTCGCCGCACGACTGCAAGAACAGCTTCTTGCTACGCTGAGGCATGCCCGCGCACTTCAAGTCATAATGCGGCTTCACTTCTTCATGGTTCTCTTTAACTACGTGTTCGACGTAGGTTTTCTGCCGCTGGAACAGCCCGTAATCCCATTCGCTTTCACATTTCCAGCAGCCATAGGTACGTGGGTGCTCTGTAATTCCTTTCACTTCTTCTGGGCTGCAATTCAGATGTATGCTGTCGGTATCTGCATAGCAGAAATGTTCATAATTTGCTTGTGCGGCGCGTATGGTATAACAGCGGGCATAGCTAGTAATGGCCGCGCCGATAGCAATGTAGCCGGGGGTTTTATCCTGCGCGTAATTAGGGTAAAAGCCGATAGATGTATCATCCTTTACATATGCCACTTTGAAACTACTATCCGGTGAAGCAGCGGTTTTGCCATAAAGATTGTTAGAGAATAGCTTTGCGAGATACCGAATACCGCCTGTGCTGTTTTCCTTAATCTCTCTATATTTGTTAAGATACTGGTCAAATATTCCTTTCCTTGTCTGGAAATAGCACCCGTCAAGAATTTCTAAATCAAACACGTCATAATGTTCGCGGAATAGTTCATAATCAGAACAAGTCATTGTGAGCGTCACGAATGGTTTTACTTTCTTACCGTCGCAGTTTATAATGGTAGAATGATATATGCCTGTGCGTGGGTTATACACGTCGGACGTTTTCAACCACTCCGTGCCTTTATACAATGGGTTGCCTTTAATTTGCACTGTGGGCAAATAACCTTGCCGCAGTTTGAAACGGCATTTGAAGCGGATGAAATAATAATCAGGTTTATACCTGCCGCCATCCCTCTTTTTCTCTCCTAATGTGCAGCACTCCGGTATGTAATTGCCACGCCAAAAACTAGGCAAACCTTCGGGATATTCATTGCCGGACATACTGTGCATAACATACGGGTATAAAGAATTCACATCGAATGTGCAGCCTTTGGCTTGCGGCTTCCCGGCAAACTTTGGGTTTACATAGCACCATCCACCTTTATATGCCCGCTGGATATACCGGCCAATGCACGGAGAACCAAATATTTCTTCATCAATATGGCGCTGCCACAAATTAGGATATTCCTCTTTGTAAATGGAATCCCCTCCTAGTGTTTTCTTCCACTCATCAAAGCAGCACGAACCAATGGTCAGGCGGGTGTGACCCTCTGCAAATGTTGTTTCAAGACACTCTTTCAAAACAAGCACGTCGTTTGCTATGTAATCATATTCTTCCGGGCTAATGAAGCCGCCCGCATGACGTTCACCCTTGTATTCCATTTCAAGTTTCTGGTGCTTTGTTTTGAATGATTCACCCAACTTTTTAAGCGATAGTGGCAGCAACTTTAGACTATCACGAATTTCAATAATTTTGCCATTAGCGCCCTTAATTACGATGCTGTACCACACGCCTTGTTTGTCAGCAATCATATACTTAATGCTTTTCGCTGACATTTCCTTGTCGTTTTCCCAGACTGTTCCCTCAAATTGGCTTTCGCCGGTATGAGTATATGCCTGTTTCCAACCTAGTTGTGAAATAAAATAGTCAAGGATAAAAGCGCCGTCGAATTTCAGGTTATGGAAGTATAGGATTTGGCGCCGGGCATCATGTGAAAACATATCGTCGAAGAATTCACTGATTGACTTACAAACAGTTACTTGCTCTGACCTTCCGCCTATTTCGACATACGCAGCAGACCAAACTTCCGTATATTCCTGACCCTCGAAAACGCTTGTTTCAAAATCACAGGCATAGCGGGGAACAATAGCCCGTGGTTCAATCTGCTGTTTTTTCTTTTTAGTCATCGTAAAATTCGCCCCAATCAATGCTATCATAGTCATTTGCATAGTGATAAATTTGTTCGTCTGACAAACGCATCTCTTCGGGCAACCATGCCTGCATTTTACCGATGTAGGCAAGAGCGTCATGTTCGCGGTATTTCACGGAATAGTCGGGCAGACCATCTTCTTCAAGGCCGCGCTTAATCATTTCTGCAACTTGTCTTACACTTCGCGTATCAAGTAACGAATTGAACCACGCTAAGAGCAAATACGCACCTTGCGATTCATACTTCTTGCCGGGGGTGATAAATTCTTTAAGGAATTGGCGGTAATTTTCGATAGTCAACTGAGCTTCCGAAATGCTATCAATTTCACGGATGTATTCATGCGTAAAGCCCTTTAGTTCTTCGGCAGTATAGTCCTTGATATGCTCATAAGCATAACGCGCGTGCTTTGAAATAGCATAACCTTTTTTCTCGGAATATCGAATTCTAGCTTTGAAATTTTTGGCTTGCTTTTGCCATTCGGTTAAGGGTTTTCTTTTACGCGCCATTGTTATTCACCGTCCGTTAGCCATGATTTCCAGCATTCAAGGCAAGACCGGCCGTCGCAATCTTCATAAGCTAGCCGACTGCAATGGTCAACTGTCACGCAAGGCGGACAACAGTGCTCGATTATCTCCACAAGTTTATCCGTGGGAATATAAACATAAGAAGGGTTATTCATAATTATCCTCACTTTCTTTAGAGAGCCATTTCAACCAACAGGCGCGGCAGGTGGCTATACAAGAACCGTCATACACGCCATCATCTCTAAGCATACATGCGCCGTCTACTCGCAAATCAACCGGACAACCAGTTATTGCCAACAAATCAAGCTTTTCTTCGTTTATATCGAAAATCATACTAGCGTAAATCCTTTCTTTGATTCTACTATATCAAAAATGGCATAATATTCGTTTTTGCTGATTTCGCCTTTTACCTTACGCGAAATAATATCTCCATTCGTGCAATCAATAGCGCGAGCCATAAGATTTCCAATACCATAGCAATATTTATAGCACTCCTGAATGATTTCATAAGCGCGTTTAGTCCCTAATGATTTTTCAAGGCCAATCGAAAAATACACGTTCGATTTGCTACGCATCGCTCTCTGTAGCGAACGCCAGCCCGCGTCCAAATAGCCCATAAGGAATTTATCATAATAAATAGACAACCTCAAAATGTTGTCGTCCTCTGACATAACAGCGCTAATCTCTACGTGTTCGCCAAGTTTATCGCGCGGGAACGGTTGAATGTTTCGGTTTTTACGGAAAATATAGATTGCGTCGTTATAATCACTTGCATCAAAGTTTGACAAACACCGTGGCGGCACGTCGGGAAACGGGCACTCAAAACACGACTTTGCGTATTTACAAGATGACACCAAATCACCAACCAATCAACATCGGAACGAAAACACAAATAGCCACAAGCAGCGCGCCAATAGCGGAACAAATAAGATATTCAAGGAACGTTTTCATAATTATATACACCTATCTTAAAGTAACGCGGGCGAATGTGGTTTACACGCGCCCGCTAGTTTGATTACTTCCGGTACGTTTTCTTTTTGGGAGTATCGGCAGGCTCTGGCTTGCTTCCGCAGAATTCAGCGTTTGCAACCTGAACAGTCCACGACGAATGTTTTTCGCCGTCATCGTCTACCCAAACGTCACAATGCATTTCGCCAGTCAGAAGAATTTCCTGGCCTTTTTTGAAATACTGCTGTACAAATTCGGCCGTAGAGCGCCATGCGGCGCAGCGGAAAAAGTCGGTCTCATCGCGGTTGAACATTCGATCGACAGCGACGGTGAAATTTGCAACTGGAACGCCGTTACCAGTTTTGCGCATTTCGGGGTCAGCAGTGAGACGGCCTTTAATAACAATATTATTCATATTCTTTTTTCCCCTTTCTGCCCGTGTAGCCGATAGCGCAGCTATGAAATTTTCTAATCAGGCGATTTCGGCTGCAAGGCGCACGAACGTGTCAACCGGCATGGAGTACGTGCGTTCCACATCGCTGATAACGTCATACTCACCAAGGAATTTAACGTTATACGTGCCGCAACGCTTCTTGAGCTCCGCACGGATAGCGGCAGCGCCCACGTCAACAATGTTTTCCGTGCGTGTTTCAAAGCCGTTTTCGGTCTTGACGGGAAACTCGACGGTCAGCGTGCGAATGGTTCTAGTGATGTTTTCCATAGCTTTTTCCTTTCTGCGCCTATTCGGGCGGCGCGGCCCTCTTTTAATATTGAGCATTTCCATCATCAGGCAGCGGCGCTCATCTCGCTACGACGTCCCTAAAAAGGAACGTTTCGGATTTAAGATTAGTCTCGCCAAAAGACTTCCACGTCAAACGTGTCAGGGGAGTCGGATTCACAAACGTTCATTGCGTTCGGAAAACCAAAAGCGACACAATCCCACTGAAACACTTCATTTTCAAGGAGCGTTTTGCGCGCAGCGCAATCAGCATAAATATATGTTCCGTTCTGGTTTTCGCGTAGCATTCCATGGTCGATATCGGTCGTTTCAAGTGTATACACACGACGACGTTCAACTGTAAGGTTGCCGTATTTCATGTAAATTATCCCACCTTAATTAAAATACCGTGTCAA